ACAAAATCAAAGAGGATTTAGGAGACATATAAACACTGTCGGTGCTTTTATGTCAACTAAAAATTTAGAGAACTATAACCGTCAGAAGGTAAAAGTTTCTAATTCTTTCCTCGATACACAAGATATGAACATCTTTGTAAGAAATGCCATATCAAATGCAAATGTGGGCAATTGTCATCCTATAAATGCAATTTATCGATATAAGCAACTACAACATATTGATGAAGCAGTTCTAATTTATGGATTAGGAGTAAAACCTTTTTTGAAGAATTTTTACACAGCATCCTATAACTTTGTCACAAAAATGGCATATATAGAAAAAGAAGAAAATACAATTGAAAGTATAATGGACATTGAAGAATTTTTAGCGGTGATTTCAGATACATTGATATTAACACTTGGTCTATCATATGATGAAATATGCAAAGTGGAAGACGCAAATAGAAATAAAAATTATATAGTCAATTATGGATTTGTGCCAACTAATATCAATACAAATTATTTAATGTTCCATGATGGTTATGAAATTGAAGGTAATATATTGAAATCGTCAGATATAATGATTAAGTTACAAGATTTAGCTCATGGTAAGTTATTTCATGAATTGGATTTATATAACTTACACTTGGTGAGAATTCAAGTCGGACCAGCTGAACAAGTTAATGAGATAAGAGATGAATATAAGATACATGAAGGTAACTATATCATTAGTGAGGATCAGTTTTACTTGACAATCAGTTGTTTGTTGGAAGGAAAAGAATATAAAGTGCCACAAACAGTAATGGATGTCATTAGAAATAATATGCAAAAACAGCATGCTAGAACTGGAGCCAACTATCTGACTTTAATAGATTATGAAATGAGGATAAGATCAATATACTTGCCTATAAATGTCTTGAGAATAATCTGCCAATACAATAAAATACAGCAAGAGCAAATTGGACTGACTATTCAAAAAGATATTGATATAATGGAGGGGATTTGTTGGTCAACACTATGTGATAAAGAAGCTGATGTAGCCATGGATATAAAGCATATAATCAAATTAAAAAGCAATGATACTTTATCTAATATATGTGGTAATATACTATCTATGATGGTAGATAATTTTAATGAAATTGCACATAAAATGGACACATTAGCAGCAGGCCTACAAAATTATGATTTTAACCGCCGTCGTCTAGCTGAACAATTAAGTGACGATGATATTATGAAATTATTAATAGCAAATGATCATAATATACAGAAATATCTTAATCATAAAACAACCCATCCACCAAGTGAATTTTATGACCAATATTTAACCTATTGTCAATTCCATGTTAAAATGCATAAAGCTGAAAATATTGACAATACAGGAAAATGCCACATCTTTCAATTTACAGAATTCATTAATAGCTATAGAGGCGAAGTTTCCTTTAATGAATTCACTATTAAAAATGCTTATTCTAAAATAAAACCAAAACAAGCATTGATGAACATACTACGTGTACAAATTTTATCTAATGTACAGTTAATAGATATGCCATGTACTTGCAGTGATAAAATACACAAGTTGCGACAAGTACTTCCAATTCCAGCTGCACATAAGGACCAAGTTATTATCTATAATGCATGTATGATAACAACTTTTGCTGCTTTTAAAAGACAATTAAAGAAAGTAACATTACCAGATCCTGATGTGTTGACTCAATACTATGAATTCTGCAGAGAATTTTTTAAAGAGAGGATTCAACCAGTATTGGACCAAGAATATGACTATTCAGTATGCCAATGGTTTAATCATAATCCAGCTGGTAAGCAAAAGAAATTGAAGAATGAACTAGAGGAATACAATAAAGATCTACATTTAAAAGAATGTTTAAAAGTCATTCATGATCTTTTTTGTAAACCAGAGAAACAACCAATTGGAGGGAAAAATAGAGCTATTTCAGCTATTAGAGAGATTGTTAAGTATATAACCGGACCAGTAGTGTGGCGACTGGAGGACCTATTCACACAATATGATGCTCATGTTGATATAGATCATAGAGTGGGATATTGCGGAAATAAAAATACTGAACAATTAGGTGAATTTTTAGCAGACAGGTACTCTAATGGATATGAATATGTAGTTGAGGGTGACGCTAGCGGTTTCGATCAAACACAATTCTTTGAATTGAAATACATTGATGTGCTAATATATAATTATGTAAAAGAAAAAGTATATCATTGTAATAAAGATCTCTTCTTTAATGTTAGTTGTACACCAGTTAAGGATTTAATTCTCAAAGTCAATAACTGTGATGTTGCAGCAGCAGAATGCATTGGTACTGTATTTAGTGGCTCAACAGACACAACTTTCATGAATACAATAAGAAATGCTACATACCAGCATTTTACATTAAAAAAATTTAAGAGACAGTATGACGTGCTCGCTAAAGGCGACGATTTTTCAAATCCAATTCTAACAGCTATAAGATCAGATGTGACGCAAGAATATGATCGTTATTGGATTAGTAAAAATGATACTGGGAAACCAGCTAAGGGATGGTATGGAATAGCCCAAATAAAGAAAATCACCAAAGTAGTACAATTACAGGAAATGGAGTTTTGTTCAAATATAGTCATTACTAATGATAAGAAAGACTTCTTCCTTGTGGCACGACAACCCGATAGAATGGTACTATTTGCTCCTGTTTCTAGAAAAGCTGTTCGATATAATGACAGTGAAATGCATGAATACATGAATGATATGGCTGTCGCATTACAATCATCAGGTCTATCACAATTACCTTTTTATAAACAATATTATGAAGCATTCAAAAAGCATAGTGAAGAATATGAATTAAGTGAGAAGGTTAATTTTGAAGGAGGGAAAAGAATAACTTTAGACACAGATATCGAACTTTTCCCTTTTAATGAAGAGTTATTAGATGGACAACATCATGATGGTATTAAAATGGACAAAAAGATGAAAGAATTAGAACGTTACACTTATGATTACGACTATTATCATCAACGTGTAATGACTCAAGCCTCATTAGACTTTATTGAAAAAATACGTCTTAATTTGACAGATAAAGATGTTTATAAAGTGTTAAATGACAAATATCACTGGACATCAGAAGGAATAAAAAAACAAGGGGAACTACTTTTGTTAGACACTTGTGTTCATAATGTAATACCCCCGTTAGATATAGATATAAAGTAAAAGTTGACATAACTCAATACTTGGAGGACTTACACCCTTCATTTTATATTGTAAAGGTATCATCCGT